TCACACCTCCGCTAGGTCAACTGTCGGCCGCTGACGCGTCCGACGAGTTGACGGTACCACAGAGTTAGAACGCTTCGGTGCTTTCATAAGTTCGACTGGCTCGACGAGCTCGAGAGTGTCGTACGCATCCATAACCGCCTGCGATCTCTTCACATAGTGCGTAGCCAACTTCACACGCTTCGTCGAGGTGTGGAAACCCTGAGCATCAAAGAGTTCGTACCGATGACCACTCCGAAAACGCCGACCTTCCCAATACCCAAACGTCAAACGTCGCAGCCTGGTCGAAACGAAAGAATCATGCTGCGATGACCAAAAACAAGTAATCCCCTTCTTACGCAACTGGGAGCACCAAGCCGCCAACTCAGGATGGACGTTCCATTCGGCAGAAGGCCACCAAAGATGAACCTCATCGAGCAGAATCAACGATCCGTCAGGTGCCGATATGACCTCATCCCAAGTGCGCACCCTCTCAGCACCCTCGAGACCGTAATTCGCAAACACAAGCCGGCCGACCTCGAGAGCTTGCAAACCCCGGTACGTCATAAAGTACGTCTTACCTGCACCCATCCGACCTACGACACCATAGAGCCCAGCGTGCAATGCTTGCGCCTTGGTCGAGCGCCTGGACAACAACATAACCGGAACGCCAACCAAAACCAACAAACCGAAACCTACACCTGCGACAATCTCGACTAATCCGGTCAGCATTACGGTTTAAACCCTGCGATCGTAGGCATCCTGTTGAGAATCCAATCGAACAACAAATAACCTGCCACCAGCGGCCAAAGAGACAGAAAATCTTTCATCACATCGAACAACGTATCGAACGGCCCAGGAATCACATCATGCAAAGGATGCAGCAACGAACCAAACAGAACGAAAATGCTGTCATTCCACTTTCCATCCTGTTTTGTGCCAATCGCAGTGAGGAAAGACGGCAACGTCAAGTTAGGCACCAGTGAATTAATCCAATCCAAGATGCTTGACAGCACACCTACCAACGCGTCGGTAATCATTCGTAGCTACCTGCTTCAGCGTTCTGCGGGGCACTTGAACCGAACAGTCGCTTAAACACCTCGAACAACGCGAAAAACGCGCCAAACAAAATCGCCATATTCAAAAGCTGCGACATCGCAGACCAGAACGCGCCGATACCTCGACGCGTACCATCGGCATACTCCGTCGTGTGTCCGCCAGCGGTAGCCGCACCAGACAGTGCATCAGAAAGAGAAAACGATTTTATCTTCCCCGAAGGACACATCGCCAACGACGTGTCCGCCTGCTCACAGATCTGATACACCGGCAACAGAGACGACGCCGTACCCGAATCGAACGCCGTATGCATCTGATCCACGACAGTAATCGGCACATACGCAAGAATATCGCCCGTCGAATACAACCACTGTGCCAATCCAAATTTATTCGAATGAGGAGGATCTACTTTGGACGCGAGCGTATTCCAGTCTGCATCATTCGGGATAAACAAATATTGAGCAACGCAACCGCCACCTCGAAGAAGATACTGAGCCCACGTCGAAGGATCCGTCAGCGAAAGCGAATCACCGCCATTCATACACTCCGAAAACGAAAACCCAGCTGGCTGCGGGGGTGTCCAATCCCCAACCGAACCATGGATACTAAACGAACTCAGCGGACCTTGGTCCGACCAAGCGCCATAGGCAAGGCACCAAACATGGGGATCGGTCGTTCCCGGTGCTGCGCCGACAGTAAACCGCAAATTGCCGGTACCATCCGTTGAAACGGCGACCGCATTCTCCGACCACTTCACCCCAGCAGGAGCATCGACACCCAAGGCGGAGACCTTATCCACGCGCACGTCTCCTGGATCGATCAAAAAACCCGTCGCATCACCGGAATAGTCCACGTAATAATCTCGCACGCCCGCGACATAAGTTCCTCGAGGACCGCTAATCGCAGTGATAGCACAAGCAGACGAATCCACCGAAGATTGATCCGATCCAGAAACCAACGGAAGAGTCCAACCAGTAAACGGAAATACCCCATCCTCCGAAATCGAAACATCCGTTGGAGCCCAATAATTAATAGTTCCTGCAGCCGTGCCAATCATCTGGCCCTCATTACCTGATCGCGACGCATAAGTACCAGGCGAAGTAAAAACCGACGCCGGTACCTGCAGCTGAGACAGAACGCCACCAGGCAAACCCGCCTGAGAATAGCCAGCGTTGGCTCCAACGTAAACGGATTCCTTCAGCGAAAACACATGCTGCGAACCCGACAACCAAGTATTCTTAGTCACCTGAACACAACCAATCTCGGCGTACCACGTACCCGGCCAACTGACGCCTGCAGACTGTTGCAATAAACAAGAATCAGTTACCGCACAAGCCGCACTCGGCGACGAAACCCAATCCCTTAAACCGACAACATACGTTCCACTCGGACAGTCAACCCCGGCAAATTCACCAAATCCATTCGTCGGCCTTCCGTCATCGAGCGACGAAAACGCAACACAACCCGACTGATCGACTGCAACATCATGATTATTCGTTGCACCATAAACGCAAGGAGAAACGGCTCGCACTGGATCAGACGGGTCTTCAACTCCAATACAGGCAATCGACTGATTAAATGGCTTCCCTGCAACATATGCAGTCGTCAAAGCATGATCTTGCTCAACTGAACACCAAGCCTGCTGACCAAACGACCCAAAAACGAGATCCGACAGCGCCGGAGACGCATATGAGGCACCTGATTGGCCGCTGAGCAACGGCACCAACACACAGAAAAACAAAGCTGCAGCGATTACGCGTCGTCTCATGCTGCAAGGTTACAGGACGGTCGCACAACTGGGCGACACTGATCGATCATCCCTAACCCCAGCCTGCCCAGTTGCACGACCCTTCAACCTACCCCAATAGAAAAACCCCCTCGAGCGGAACGAGGGGGAATTTCTAGCGCTTCGGCGCAAACGAGAGCAGTCAACGACTACGCGCCCTTGCCGGCGGCCATCTTCACGTACTTGACGAGGAGACGAACACCGATGGCGATCGCGACAACAGCAACGACGAGGGCGATACCGTCACCCACGTAGCCAAGAATAGAACCTTGGAGCGAAGTGAAAGCGGAATCGATGGTCGTGCCATCAGCAGGAGGATTAGGGGTCATTATTAATTCACCTCCTTCACGAGACCTTAGATCGAATAGAACGAACGTACTTCGTCAACAAGCGTAGCCCAACACCGACAGCAAGAACACCACCGACCAAAGTGAGCCCATCGACTACGTACAAAGAAGTTGATTGCTCGAGCGACGAAAAGCCACCAGCAGATTGACCAGCGGATTCATAAGATGCGTCGTACGCCTGCCACTGGCCTCCTGAAGAAACCACAATTGAAAAATGATTAACTGTACGCGTCACGGTAACGTCGTACGACGCCGAACCATTCTTAAGCGTAGATACACCTTCATAGTCAAGACCCGTAGCCGTAGTTCCAGGGACGTAATAGTGCGTTCCACCGCTCAAAAGATAATAATTATTCCCACGGTGCCCATACGAGGCACCAACACCTGGCAAATAATAAACTTCTGTAGACAAATTATTCAAACCTTGCGTTGCCCAGAAGCAACCACTCGCCTGACGAACGTCCAGATGATAAGTCCCGGGCTCGAGCGTCCCAGTAACGATCGAACCTGACGCATCAGTGACCAAAGCTGCATTCGTCGCACATGCAACTGACGCGCCAGCCCAGCCGGCGGACGTTACAAACCAAACCGAACCGAAACCAATTGCAAACGCTGCGAACCATTTACGCATAGGTCGAGCGTAACGCGAAACGAACAAGAGCACGAATTCCGAACATGAACCCTAGAAACGACAAAAACGATGGCACAAAAACGAAAAACAAGTCAGAGCCAAGCCAAACGCCAAGATCGTGCACTAGAACGAATCCCGAATGTTCGACCAGACAGCGCCACACAGAAAACCAGTCATGAGCCACAGAGCGCCAACCGCTACGAACCACGGATCAGGCATCTCGGCCGCCCTCGAGAACTCGCAACTGCACCGGCTCTACATCAACGACCAAGCCATCGTAAACGCCTGGCTCTACTTCCCCATCAAGAAGCCCAGCGCAAACAGAGCAAGACACGCCCACGCCGACAGATTGGTCACCGTAGTACTCATCGATCCGGCCAGCGTTGATGACTACTGTATTGCCCGACGCGGTAGCAGCCGCTGAAACTTGGGCCTTCAGTTGGGCATAAGCATCCGAATCCGCCTGAAGCCGTGCACGCAGCCCCACGGCACTCTGCCACCGCTGCCGCCACCGGCGAACCGCTAGGAATACAAAAACACCCGCCGCAATCACCAAGACTAACGGCAGCCATTCGAGAACGTACTTCATCAGTCATTTACTTTATCGACTTGCAGCGCATAGTACGACACGAACGCCTTACCACTCTCTCGAGCGTTACGAGCCTTCACCAACACCTTGCACTCAATCAAGTCACCCTGGACGAGCTCTTCAGAAATTGTCGCTTCACCAGTCGTCCTATTGAACGGCGCAAAATCAAGCCGCTCAACCCATGTGGGCGAGACCCGGACCTGCAGCTGAGGAAAGTTTGAATCCGTGAAACCCTCAAAAGTACCAATCACATAGTTACCTTGCATCAT